TGTGAATCTGATTTCAATACTTACTCCGGCTCCGTATATTGTGCCGTCGTTTGTTACTCTATCATAAGCCGGTACAAACCCGGTTCTCACTATGTCATTGCACAAACCGTCAAGTGTGCGGCGTACTGTTGAACTGATAAACTGTGCGCTGGCCTGTAGCGTCAATTTTCGTGCTAAAGCATAACCTTGTGGCGGATCGAGATGTTTCACTGCTCCCACGATAACGTAACGTAGCTTCCAGTCCTCGTGTAGTGCCAACGATTCATCATCTATCAGAGATAAATCAGGATATACCTGAATAAAAGGCGTTTGGGGTTTACCAGACCGCACCTTTGTTCCAAAAAGAATTTCTTTAACTCCCAAGTCTGCGGCTTCCAACACCCTGAGTATTTCAGCTTCGATAAGCACTATGCGTTCCCATGATTGCATTATCGCGCCGCCTCGTCTAATGCCATTTTTACAAACTCGGCAATTCGTGGCTCTATGGTGTCCACTGCCCGATCTATAAACGGGTTAGGTTTTCGTTTAGTACCCTGAACTCCGAAATGAACAGGCCGCCAGTAATTTGCCTCTATATCTATACTCTGCTCGAATGGACTAATCACCCTTGGTAGTTGTGTTGATTCTCTCAAATAACCTTGATCTATCGGTTCCTCTTTTACCATTTGAGGCTGCAATGATTGTGCTGTTAACGACACAACACGCTCGACAATTCTAACAGCATCCTTCGGAATAGTATCAAGCCCTGTTATCTCAATCGAGATATATTTATTTTCAACATTATTCGTCATCTTCGTCATACTCGTCATACTCGTCAGGATTTAACGATCCAAGCCCAATCATAGCAGGCCGTTTTTTGTACCGTTGCATTAACGCAGTTTTTATGTCATCAGTAAAGATTTGATCTTGTGCGTTTTGTATTGTATATGTACCAACTTGCACAATCGGAGATTTGTTACGTTGCACTACGCCAACGATAAAGTTCGCTACCATTCGAGCGCAGGTATTAGCTATCGAACGTGGCACCGTTGCTTCTGTCCAGGACTGGCCGCAAAAGTCGTCAATCAAAGATGTCATTTCAACGATCCATGATTGAATAGCTGCATTGCGTTCAACGTCTGTGTCCAATCCAATGTCTGTCGGGTCAACTGCCATTGCCGATAAAACTTGCTTAACAGTGCAATAACCGTTCGTCGAGAATTGCACTGCGCCAATGTCAATGTCTTGTAATGTGTGCGGAATTCCGTTCGCGTCCGACCCTGCAATATAAGCACCGGAACCGACGCACGGACTATCTGCCTGTAACGTCCAGTCAGTTTCTAATAATGGATCGGCTTCAAAACTGTTGAAATTTGTATTAGTCCCTTCCTGAACATCTTCAAGGTCATATACCGATGCGCCATTTGCTATACTGAATATTGCTCCTGCAAGCGCCGGATTAAAACAATTATAATCTGAAGATAAGGGACTACTAACGAACCCCGGAACGCTTGTAAAACTCAAGGTTGCATCAGTGCTATTCGTTGTTACTAAAATAGTATTTAAGAGCACATACATAAAGATACCGTCAGGTGTTGCCCGTATATCTTTGTAACATGCTGCACCGTTTGAGATCAAAGTTGAATGAATTATAATAAGAACAGTTACAAGTCCAGATTTATTTACTATACAATCCTCGCTTAATGTCTGAATAACTGAATTGATGATAGTAACAATAGTCGAGCCGTTATTGTCAGTATCATATAAATAAATAGGCTTCTCTTCTGTAATGATTTTACAGCGAATAATAGTAAACTGAATAACACTATCTATATTACATAAATGAACAATGTCGGTGTCTTCTGGCGATGCAATATTGCCTATTGTGCAATTCTCAAAAGTAATTCCATCTTCTGCATCATTCGAATTATAAACAACGTGTAGTATCTGGCCGATAAAAGAGATACCATTGATTTCTATATATGGCACTCCGTTTGTATAAATCAATTCATTAGTTGCCTTGTTAGTCCCACGCCATTTTACTATTCCACTTGTATCAAAAAGTAAAGGGAAAAAATTAGTCGAAACAAGCACTGGAAGATTGACAATATAAACCTCGCCAGCCTCAACATCATACGTTCCAGCCATACCTCGGATATAGTGAATCTCTGTAAATTCAGAAGTGCCAATATCCACAAATAGCGCGTCTACCGCCGCCTGTGGTGTTGTATAACTACCGCCAGTTCCGTATGTATAGACTGCCATCGCTTCGTTCCTTTTTAATTGTGGGCGGGACTACTTAAAGTCCCGCCCTGATTTTTACTGCCAGCAGGTCAGCTTCGTTGTAACCGTTGCCACGGTTGTCGCTGTCGCTGTCAAGTCTACATTCGTGAAACCATGATTTGACGGCAATAGAACATAACATTTACTAGTTGCCGCTTGTGTCGCTGTGCATGAACTATATCCGTTCACCATAAAAACTGTTGCAGTTGTACCTCCGATAACATCCCATGAATCTGTCATGTTATTATTATCATCGGTAAGGCGGATGTCAAGATCGGTGAGATAGTTCGCACTCGTGTTGTCTACCGAGATAAGAACACGGTCACAGGCCGCAATCGAGTGATCGGAAAAGATTGTCTGTACGGTTGTTAAATCAGTTACCGATTGCGTCCACTGATTGACAGTTGTATTGACGCGCACTCGTACCTTTGTGCTGATGGCGAAAACTGCCCATGCCATTGTCGCCGTCAACATGATAAATAATAGTATCGCTGTAGTTTGTCTCATTTTTCTCATATCGTTTTTACTCCTCGTTTTGTTGTATCGTGGTTATCCAACTATGACCACGATTTGAATTTTTTGTTTTCAGTTACGCAACGATTTTCGCAACGACCGCGGCTTCGGCCTCTTCGTAGTCGAAGTCTGTTTCGGTGTTAATAATGAAATTGTTTTGCTTATACAGCGCTGCGCGTTCCCGTTCCAACTGTACCTCATGGAAAATGCCGTAAAGCATGTTGTTAGGATGGCTCAGAAGCGACCGTGATTCCGGCATATTCTGATTGACCATCAAGGGGACGCCCTTGTAATACAGCCCACCGGCCTTTGTCTGCGCCTCATCACCGAGCGCCGTACCGCGAGCTTTCAACAGACTGCGATATAAATTCTCGACGTTCCAGGGAACCATGAACTTGTACTGGCCTGGATCGCGGAAGTAGACTTTTGGTATAGCCTGTAACATGCACTCGAACATATTTTCAGGATATGTGACATCAGTCACGTTAAAGGCTACCACGTCGTAGTCATAGGTATAAGTCTTAGATGCGGTCAAGCCTGTCAATTCAACATGGCCACCATTATAGTCAATTGTCCCGGCGATACCGCTAGCAGCATCTTGTATAATCAAACCTGCGCCGTCATCGTGAGCCTTTTGAGAAGCACTCTCAGTTAGGGTATAAGTACCGGGGTTAATCGGAACGCCCTCTTGACCGTGATCGAGACTTTCAGTTGTTTGTGCTGCGATGGTGACGAATGTGCTTGAGATGTCATCGTTTGTGGTTTCCTGGCAATACCGGCCAGCCTTTTTAAGCCAACCATCATTGAGCGCAAGGTAAGTATCTGCCGAGCCTGTATCGCCTTTCAAACCCTGCTCTTCAATGTCAACACCGGCCTTTTCGCCGATCATCGCTACAAGGCTGTTCTCGAAGTCGCCGCGCTCGACTGCACGTCTCAGTAATTTATCGGATATACCGACAACGCCCTGTGTCTCAACGGCGGTCAATGTGATCTTACTGAACACCGGCGCGACGCCGTAGGTCGCAACGTCTCGCACCGTTCCTTCTGTTACCGGAACGCCCATGATACGATCCGAAAAGCCAACCCTGTCAACGTCATATACGTTGGTATCCATTACGACCTGACGAGCGGCGGCGAGGATGTTCGCTTCTTTTTGCATCGCCTGGATATACCTGTTAAATTGAGTCGGATTCAGTATAGCCGTGCCTGCCGTTGTGGTTGTAATCGCAGCCTTGAAAGCCGCGTCCATTCTGGCAAGTAATTGTTCGTTTGTTAAACTTATCATCGTTTTTTTCTCCTGTTCGTTTTGTTATACAAATAACTTTTACAGTTATTTTACGGTTATTGTTTTATGACGCATCCTCGAAAGTCGCGCTTGATAGCGCCATCCAAAACTTGCGAGGCTTCGATACCGTCTTGGCTCGAAATGCCACGGCTCTTGGTTGCTGACTTTTTCGCTTTTAGTGCATCCGGTTCCGGCTCGTCTTTGTCGGCATCGTCTTTGTCGGTTCCCATGATATCCTGTATGATGGCAATTCTGGTTTTTAGTGCGTCAATTTTAGTGCCATGATCCTTTTTGTTTTCCACCATGTCCGCCGGGGTATCGTAAAGTGCAAGTAGTTCGCTCTGTGACTTAGCTATCTCTACACCCAAGTCAGCACCTTTGGCGACTTTATCTTTCGACTTATCGGCGTCAGGCGCTGGCTCAGTAACCTTGTCTTTTGGGGCCGCTGCTTCCAGCGCATCAATGCGAGTTGCCAATGCCGCAATCGCCGCCATAATTTCCTCAGCACTTTGCTTGATAGCCGTGCCCATCAATTCAGTTAATTTAGTTTCATCCATCTCTATTTCCTCCGTTTCGTTTTTGTTTGATTTTTTACTATCGTTATCTATTCCAAAGCGACTCTTGAACCATGCGCTCAGTCCGCCACGTTTTAAACCCGACTTAATGGCAATCCATTTTGCCTTAATTACAGACGGGTCTTCAACGATAGCAACTGTCGCCACAACCCAGTCATCGCCTAGATCGGCCAGCAAGGTCTTTCCATCCGCCGCGCTCTTGTTCGCCTTGACCGCTTCTGCCAATTCAGAACGTCTCACAGCGGTTATCGAAAAGCCCTTGTATGTTCCCGCTTTAATACCTGCCCATGTAGAGTCATCTTGTATTTTAACAGACATCATCCATGTTCCTTCAGGGATGTCCGTTTCGCCTATCCGTTCCTGTTTGCGAGTTAACCACGATTCTACCGGAACAGCGACTTTGTTAAATGAATGACCAATATCAATTATCTGATATTGCTCCATAAATTCGAGCGCTACTTTTTCGACTTGCTCTTTAGTTACCACCTCACCATCTGAATCCTGCTCTCCCGGAACTAACACAGGAGCGGTGACAATCCGCAACTCCTCTTGCTTCGTAACTATCGGGCCGACTATCGAGCACTTGTGCTTCCAGGCTGGAGGCTGCGACTTAGCTACCGGCGTTTCATCCTTAACGTTACCTAACCACTTGCCTAGCGCCTGAACGTTAATGATGTTTTCCTTACATGACAATTCAACTACAAAACTGTCGAGGTCTTTTTCCCAGTTATCAAAATCCTCAATTATCGCCTCTATATCTTTCATGCTTAGTTTTGGGTTTTTCAATAGCGCTTCGGCTAACAAAAGATCATTTTTAGTTTTTAATGCATCTAGCATACTTAACTCCTTTTCAGCAGGCCATGCTCCGGTTGTCTCATGTTCAAGCCATGCGCAAAAAGCTTCGGGATTGTCAACGTCTTGGTTATCTGAAACACAATCTGCAAAGTCGCTATATCCTGCAAATGGCATTATGCTGCCCCCGCTATCGAGACGATTTCATCCTCATAAAAATACGGCTTGCCTATCGGAGCCATAAAACCACGAGGCATGATAAATGATACACCCACACAACGGCAGTTTATCCACTCGTCAAGATTGCCACTCCTGTCACCTGGATATTTCAGACCGTTAGGAAACGTATCGCCTAATTTAATAATCAAACCGTTTTGCTCCAAATGAGAGTCACGGGTACGATCATCACCAGCAGCTATCCATTGAGTATATTGGATTCCGGCTTGCTGCTGCTGTGCAAAATTAGAATCGCCATAAGCGCCTTTGACCTCTGTTCTGGCTACTCGGTTCAATTCGTAATCTTTCATACCTTGCGATACATCTCGAAGACTTCGAGCGATTGTCTTTATTCCATCGCCTCGCGCCGTGCCTTCTGCTATTACGTCCATAACGATTGACTGCATACGCGCAAGCGTCTGTTGTGAGGCTACGAAAACATGATCTATAATCCTGCTGGTAGCTATCGAGTTGGCCTGAATGTTAGGAGCAGTTAATACTGCGTTAGCCACAACCTTTGACCATTCAAATTCAACAGCTCGGAACGCTCGCGTTATGCTGGCCGGATCATTTATAGTGTTAACGTCTTGTAGTCTAGTTAACGTCTCACGAATTACCTTATTAAACAACCCTGCCAATTTACGCTCCAACTTCGCTTCGATTGCAGCCACAGGATCAACAGCCTTCATCGCCATAAAGACAGAGCACTCTCGAATCATCTCTTGTAGCATATCACCCATTTCGCGCTCTATCCTTTATCGTAATGTTAAACATCCTATCAAGCATTTCTTTTACAGCACTCAACATCGCCTGATTGCCAACCGCTCGCGTTTCCATCGCCTCAAATCCGGCAGGGATAAAATGACTATCGCCAAGTGGATCGTCTATTAAGTCCACTCCAAACCGCTTGCCGAAATATTGAATTAGCTGATTAGGAGTCATCGCACCTCTTCCAAATAAGAAATCGGCAATCTCCTTATCGTGCTTTTCATCTGAGGTATCTATCTCTTCAAAGTAAAATTGCCAGTCAGTAATGCCTAACCCTTGTTGTAAAATCAATTCGTTGATAGGAGTCGAGAAGACACGCTGCCCCGGCTTGACTACTGATGCCTTGTAAATCTTAGTAGCCTCCACCGCTGTACTACCGCCGAGACTACCAGTTTCAGTAAGTCCAATACGATACGACGGTATGCCGTGCGCCACAAGGATTTCGTCTTTCGTATCTGCGCGATATAATCGGAATGAAGCTTCTTTAATATCGGCTGCCAGACGCTCAAACTTAATCTCGACTTTACCAGGCGGGACACCCTGCATCGGCGGAGCGGATGGGATAGCAAGTATCAATGGCGTCTGTGGATTGTTCTTTATCGCTTCGAGGTGTTCTTTAATCAGGCGGATCATCGCATATTCACCTGTCGTCGAATCGTAACCTTCAGCACCTTCAGTTACTCCAGCATTATCTATCAAGTCGCCAAGCTCATAATCACCAGTAACGTAAACGGCATAAACTGGAACGCCGTAGGTATCAAAGAAATTCAGATTGTAGTCGCGGAGACCTTGCATTCCTGTTACAGCGCCAAGCGCAGGAATGATAGGAGCCAGTCCATAATAATCAGAGCGGGGATTGTAAATCTTAAAAGTGATTATCTCACTAGCTCTGTCTTTAGAATATAGGCTACCAAGTTCATACTCCTGGCCAGTCTTATAGTTTACATCCTTCTCATATCCGAAGCGCTTAAACCAAACTATTAGAGCGTTACGCTGTTGGGCATACTTATTATTCGACTTGTGAACACGCATCGTATGGGCTGGAAGATGATTCAACAATTCAATTTCACTTTCAGGATCGTTGTCTACCCGCACGACCTCTTCGTATGCCATCCCACCGGCCCAATAGTCAATCGCCAGTGCAAGGTTTAAATCATCAAACGTAACAGATGTTACATTATTCTTAAAGAATGCTTCGACTTTAGCCTTCTGCTCTTCGCTCGGATTGTCAACAAGTGGAGTCAATCCCCATCCGACACCCACCATATCGGTTGACTTAGTATTGACGCATCGAGAATGAAACGTATTCAACTCCAGTAGCCGCGTCAATGCTTCAGGATTGTAGATTGGCTCAACAAGCGAAGCCACGCCATATTGCAAAGTGGCATATGAGTCTTCTGGTATCTCACGGCTTGATTTAATAGCATAGCCGTCAAATACGTCACGACGCACGA